ACGCTTACCGTCATTGGCTGATGTCAATTCCATACAAGCCTTGGCATCAAGCTGGTCATTGCGTCCGGGCAAGTCACCAGCCTGATTGTGCCGCCACAATGTGTCAGCTTTCAAGTTGGCAATCTTGTCAAGAAACACAGGCCAAGTGTCACCACGAGCCTTGTCGGATACTTTCATCCAGTGCATCTTGAGAGGGCCGGATTCTGCGTAGCAACCGCCCTCGTTTGCGTTGTTGAACGGGCAAGCTGGTGGGCAAGTCTGTGCCTCTGTAGTAGACACAGGAATATCACCAGTCTTTTCATTCTTGGATTTCGGGGTCAAGTGTACTTGATAAGTCATAGTGTTACTCCGTAACAATGGTTGCAGTAAAGTCATCCGATAGCCAACGTATATCACCAGTCTCAAGAGACTGCAAGCGGAATGTGCCAGTAGGCCATTCAGGTATACGCTTGGGTAGGTCAAGCACCTGCCAAAACTCGCCGTGTTCATTCACACGGTTTTTGCCATGGCGTGTCTTGCCTTGTAGTTTAACAATCTTTCCGGTTTGCATATCAAACTCCGTTTGTTAAGTCCAACATTGGACTAAATGTTATCAGTCAAACTGCATCTACGCAAGTCCTCTTCCTCATCAATGTTTGGCACATCAATTTCACAGCATTGCCACGCCGCCCACACTTCGCCTGTTTCGCGGTTGATGACAGCGCAGTCACACCAATCGGAATCCCATGTGTCCACAATCGTGGCACGAGACTCCCACTTCCAGCCAACAGCATCTTCCCATGCGGCAGTAGCCTTTGGCTCAATGATGGCACGAGCATCCTCTTGCGTCCAAGCAATTTCAGGTATGGCTTGCCAGCCACATGAAGTCCATTCAGCAATAACAATCTGTTTCATTTTCAACTCCGTTGATGTTAAGTCCAACATTGGACTAGGTAAGTGTATCTAAGTAATAACACTTTCACAAAGTTTCAAGTGTTATTACGTAAGTTACACTAAAGTAAACCCTTGGCAAGCATCCTAGCTTTCAAGGCCAGCAATCTTTGCTGTTTGGCCTCGCTCTCAATCTGTGCTTTATAAGCACGATTGGCGGCATCAGCTTGACCAGTCACAAAGCACCGAAACTCAGGCCGTGTCTCAGGCTCATAGCTACGGCTGAAAGCCTTGCTATCCATAGCCGCCCAGCTTGAACGCACCAGCTTGTGTTTACCCATTGGTGTGATGAATTTACGAGCCATTGTACTGCCTCAAAATGTTTTCGTGAATACGGTTTTGGCGAAGTCTCAAGTGGCTATCGTAGAAAGCCAAGCCAGCCGCCCAAGCCACAAATGCTACGCACCAGCACATTCCGCCAGTCATTGGGTCAATCAGCAAAGCTGTCACAGGACCAGCGCAGAAGAATGCGAATGCTACACACCACATAAACAGGCAACAAAAACCATGCATAATTTCGTTGATAATCATTTTCAATACTCCGTATTGGTTAGTCCAACATTGGACTTGGGGAAGGGTAGACAGTAGCTTACGCTACTGCCTTTTTGTTTGTGTCTTCATCCTGAAGGATGGCTTTGATTGCGGCGAATGCATCCTCAAATTCTTTGAGGCTTACACCATTTGTGTCGAGCAAGTCAAAGACTTGTTCTGCAATCGTATCGGCATCCAACTTTGTTGGCTTGTCTAGTCCAACATTGGACTTGTCGTCAGCCTTTGGCTCAATAGGTGTGTCAGCCTCTGGCTCAGTTGACTGTTCAGCTTTGCTGGCTTTTTTCATTGCAGCTTGTAAAGCTGTGAGGCTCTTGAAGCCTTTCTTTGAGGCTTTCATAAACTCACGGCACTCAGTCTCATTCTCGACAAACCACAGAGCCTCTGCTCTGCGCCGCTTGTCAATGTTGTGAATGTTGCAATCCTTCAGCCTAGCTGAAGAAATACGACCAGCATCAGTTTCGGCTTTCAGCTTCTGCATCAGCTTTCCAAGCCGTGTGTCGAAGCCATCAGCCTTGGTAGCATTTTCAAAGTTGCCTTTGGCAATGCCACGCCAAATTGATGCAAGGGCTTTGCCCTCTGATTCCAATGTGTTGATTTCAGCCTTAACTACGTTAGCAATTTTCTTCGTCATATCTAAACTCCGTTTAGTTGGTTGGTGAGGCCGTTGCCTCGAAAGCCCTTACTTCGTAACCTGATTTTGCTGGAAATGTCAACGAAAAAACTGTGCGCGATTTCTCCTGCGCATTATGCGTGGGGAAACAGGCGTGAAGTTTTCCCTGTGTGTGTATGTGCATCATGCGTATGCGTGAGGGGGTAGGGTGTTTCGGATTGACTGTATAGCTATGGCTATACAAAATAGATGCATCAGCAATTCAACTTCGTTGCAATTCTGTAAAACCTGACTTCACAAGTCATCCTTTGGATGGCAACTGATACCATAACAGTTGTTTACAACTGACTGTTTTGGAAAACATACAGCATTTTCAATGCTTTAAGTCCAAGGTTGGACTAAGTTGGCTCTTACCATACGCTATGCAGAGGCATAATGCGGCACATACAGGCATGGTAAGGCGGGGTAGGCGGGGGCCACCGGGGGGTAGCGTGGATATATATACAGAGAAATACACAGATTAGGAAAATTAAGTGTTAACCACAGGAACAACTGACACTACCTATATGCACAAGTATTGTGCAACTGCCTAAAAAATAGGCAACTGTAGGGGGTGTATGGACCCATTTGAACTTTTTTGAAAGAGGGGGGTTGACAGCCAATAGAAAATCTGGTATAATTATGTATAACTAAACACACTTAAAGTGATACACTTAAATGTCTATATAATAATTCTTAAAAAACTCTATAACTATAACACTTAACTGTACATAAGTTAGTCTCTACTAAATTTTCTTTGTTAATACACTCTAAGTGATAACACTTGTACTATACCCCACGTACCAACTAATTCGTACCTTGTACAAGAAAGTGCTTGACAATGGCTAAAAAATCTGTAAAACTATACACAGACAATGTACTTGATGCATTTTACGATGCTATCCGTACTAATTCATTAGACCGACTGCACATACCGCATAGCGATGTATTCTATGTGCGTAGTGCTGTTGAAGCCCACTATGGGCGTTCATTTACTTTGAAGCATGTAGAAGATGCGATGAGAGCAGAGGGGTGGACAGAGAAAGATGAGTGATGGTTTCATTCTTCCTATACCTATCTGTGATTATCACAGTGGATGGACAAGTTAAAACGCACACTGAAGTTGTACAGCAATGTCCTACCACAGAGCAGGTGATGCAATGGCATCAGTCTATGGTAGCGTCAGGTGAGATAGTTGACTGGAGAGCCAAGTGTACACCGCATACGTTTGACATGCCAATGCCCGAAAAAGGATTAAGCACGTAATGGCTATACCTGAGAGAGTCAAAAACAAAATGAAAGAGGAAGGTCTGTCTGGCGTTAACAAACCCAAACGGACACCTAACCACCCAACTAAATCACACTGCGTGATGGCATCAGAAGGTGGCAAGTATAAGTTTATACGCTTCGGTCAGCAGGGCGTAAAAGGTGCTGGCAAAAATCCTACGACAGCAAAGGATAAAGCACGTAAGAAGTCGTACTATGCACGGCACAATGCGCAGGGTAAACCTACCACTAAGCTGTCTGCTAAATATTGGTCACATAAAGTTAAGTGGTAAGGAGAATACACTATGGCTGATAAACTATCTGATAAAACTACAGGTCAGCTACGTGCCATGCTGGATAAAAATAGCGGTGCTACAGCTACACAAGTGCGGTCTGCACTCAATGAGTTAAAGAAGCGTGGTGAAGAAACTCCACCTGCATCACTCGTATTGGGTGGACGTAAAATGAAAAAAGGTGGTATGCTTACAAAGAAAGTTCCTGTCATTACAATTGGCGTAGGCATGGCTGAGTTTCCTAAAGGCAAAAAGAAAACACAGATGATGCGTGGGGGTATGGCAAATGGTAAGGCACATATGTATTCTAACGGTGGTTCAGTGACAGACAATGCTGGTCTACGTGCATTGAAAGCTAGTGGCCCAAAAGGTTTGGAAGCCTATAACAAAATTAAAAACTCGTAATGCATCCAGTAGAAGCTGACATACGTAAGTGGTCGCATGATTTCCTAGAAGTACCCAACAAAAAACTTAACGGCCTACCACCCTGCCCCTATGCAAAACAAGCATGGTTAGACGATAAGGTATCCTTCAGTATTAATACTGGTATAGAAGGATTGATAGACGAAGTTAAAAAGTTTGAGCAGCACAACTATGATATAGTAGTATGGGCTAATCAATACTTACCCGACATGGAATACCTAGATGGATATTGCGATGGCATAAATGAAGCCATGTCCATAGCAGGTAAAGATATGCACCTCATGGTGTTTCATCCAGACTATGACGCTGAAGAGGCGGGTCTGGACTTTCTCATTAACGAGGATGCAAAAGATGACGGTCTTGTGTACTGCATGGTGTTTGTACAAAGACTATCTACGCTAGACGATGCAGCACTTAGTCTGGAGAAGTCTGGTTATTATAAACACTTTCCAGAGGAAGTGTATCAAAGCCTAGTATTAGATAGAAGGGAACTTAGAAATGGCTAATGATAATAAAGGAATGTCTGCTGCAGAAATTAACAGACGTATGAAAGAAGAAATGAATGCTGTAAAATCTCGTCTTAAAGACCAAGGACTAGATGATATGGAAATCAAGCAAATTATGCAGGACTACTTTGTTAAAGCTGCACCAAAGAAAAAAGCAAAGAAAATGGTTGCGGCACGTGGTGGCGTAGCTAAAAAGAAAATGATGCGTGGTGGTGTTGCTAAGAAAACACAACCAAAGCGTATGCGTGGCGGCGGCATGGCTAAAATGGCTAAAAAGAAAATGATGCGTGGCGGAGTGGCGAAAAAGAAATAATGAAACGTCAAGCAATCAAATATCTGGGATGGGCTTTGCTTTATATGGGCAAGCCCTTTACCTGTATTGGCAACTGGTTCTGGAAGTTGCATCGTAAAGTATTGGACTGGAATAAGTAATGGTACAACCCATTTCATATGATACAGCAACAGAAAGTGTAGCTGTAACCGCTACATCAGGCGGTGCTAGTGCTAATGTTCTGTACACAGTTCCAAATCTGCACGATGCTACTGTAGAGTTTTTTCACGTAAGTAATGGTTCTTCTTCTACAGACAATATATCAGTACAGTGGTATCACAAAGAAGACGATGCGTACTACACAATCGTAAATAACAAATCTGTTGCAGGTAATGATGTATATAATATGATTACATCTGACCGTCTTCATCTTCACTCTGGTGACAAGATTGTTGTATTTAATGGCGGTGGCAACATGGGCGTTACTATTTCATGCAAAGAATACTATAATCCAGCACGTGGTAACTAGGAGAACAGGAGATATGCCCCTTACAACTAAAGGTTCTAAGATTAAATCTGCTATGACTAAGAAGTATGGGGAGAAGAAGGGTGAACAAATCTTCTATGCATCAGCTAACAAAGGAACAATTAGTGGCGTGGAGAAAAAGCAAGAACTCAAGAAAGGTGGGGCAGTTAGAAAAACTCGCAAATCGAAGGTCACTAAAACGAAGAGCAAAAGTAGAGTTAATGAAGCTGGCAACTACACTAAGCCAGCACTGAGAAAAAGATTATTTGAAAAGATTAAAGCTGGCTCACGCGGCGGTAAGCCCGGTCAGTGGTCAGCACGTAAAGCGCAGTTACTAGCCCTTGAGTACAAAAAAGCTGGTGGTGGATATAAAAACTAGTATAGTAATGTTCTGCGTCATATCTGCTAATGCAGTAGAAGTAGAAACAAAAGTGCATGACACGCACGAGTGGATATCAAAATGCCACTTATCTATAACGGAACATGGATTCAGCAACCCCGATGCTCGTTGTTTCTGTGTAAAAGAAGATGATTGAGTTTATACTTGTAGTATATATGAATGGGCAAATACTAAACCAAACACAAAGATTTGCAGACATAGATAAATGTCTGTACTTTGCCACCAGACTGTCCCAACAACGGTCAATACCCCAACCAGACGGTGGCTCAACTAAAATAATAGCCGTATGCAAACCAACCAACAAATGAGGCTAAGAGATGATTGCAGAAACCCTTGCGGGTATCGCACTAGTAAAGAGTGCCGTGGATGGTATTAAATCTGCCATCAATACAGCCAACGACATAGGCGATATTGCAAAGTATGTAGACAATCTACTTGAGGGTGAAAAGCAAGTACAGCAGCAACGGTCTAAAAAATCTGGTTCCAGTATAGGCGACCAGTTTGGTATTCAGTCTGTAGCACAAGAAGTAATAGATGCAAGACTAGCACAAGAAAAAGTGCAGGAGATGCGAACCCTAGTTGATATGCGGTTTGGCCCCGGCACATGGCAAAGCATTGTAGATGAAAGAGCAAAGCGTATACGTGAAGCTAAAGAAGCTGCAGCACAAGCTAGACGTGAAGCAATACAACGTCAAGAAGAAATAATGGAAACAATTAAGATAGCCGCAGGTATAGGCGTAGTAGTTTCTATATCTGTAGGCTTATTCATTTTTCTCTTGACAAATACATAAGATAGTGGTATAACTTAAACATGACATTAAAATCACCACAGAAAAGTTTGAAGGCTTGGACTAAGCAAAAGTGGACAACTAAAAGTGGCAGACCATCCAGTGAAACAGGAGAACGCTATCTTCCTACCGCTGCCATCAAAGCGTTATCGCCGCAAGAGTACGCAGCGACCACTGCTGCTAAAAGAGCAGGAACTCGTGCTGGTAAGCAATTCGTCAGCCAGCCTAAAAAGATACAAAAGAAAACTGCACAGTTCAGAAGAGGTGTGTGATGCTTAATTTATTGATTGGACCTATTGCAGAACTTGCTGGCACATGGATGTCTGGCAAGGTAGAAGAAAAGAAAGCACAAGCAAAGACACGCATAGCCAAAGCTGAAGCTGAAGCTATCGTAATGCAGAAGAAAGCTACTGGTGAGATTGACTGGGATTTGGAGATGGCTAGAGGCTCATCCAACTCTTGGAAAGATGAGTGGCTAACTATTCTTTTCAGTATCCCATTAATATTGGCATTTGTACCCGGCATGGAAGATGTAGTACGTAATGGCTTCGCAAGGCTCAATGAAATGCCTGAATGGTATCAGTACTCACTTGGAGTTATCGTTGCGGCTTCTTTTGGCGTACGTTCAGCTACAAAATTCTTTGGTAAAAAATGACGTACACAATGGAAAAGATTCTAGCGTGGAAAATACTGCCACGTCTTATGATGCTGGCGATGACGTTTATGAGTTATCAGGTAGTTCAGTGGTTCATGGCTCTTGGTCCTGAAGCCACTACGCAGCAGACAGCATTTGTATCTACAGTAGTTGGTGCAATGACTGGTGCATTTGCGGTGTGGATGGGACATGAACAAAAATGAAATATCGCAGAGAACATTTTATTGAAGAGTTAATCAAGCACGAAGGCTTGAAGTTACAAGTGTACAAAGACACTCTTGGAATTGATACTATTGGTATCGGACGAAACCTAGAAGACCGTGGCATTAGCAAGGAAGAGTTGGATGCTTTAGACATTCCTACTATTGACCACATCTATGAATATGGAATCACCGAAGCTGATGCGGTCTATCTAGCAACAAATGACGTACAGATTGTTGAGGAAGAACTGTTACAAGCGCACCCTTGCGTGGACAGGTTAGACTCTGTACGTCAGCTTATATTGATGGATATGGCTTTCAATATGGGTGTGCCACGCTTGTGTAAGTTTAAAAAGATGTGGAACGCTATTCACGAAGAAGATTATCCTACCGCAGCAAAAGAAATGCTTGACAGCAGGTGGGCAAATCAGGTAAAATCACGCGCAACAAAATTAGCTAACGCAATGCATAATGGTGAATTTTAATGGGCAATAAAAACCTTAAAACAATTGCTGCTTCCAGAAAAGGTAAGTTAGTAGTAGGAACAGGACCAACGAAAAAAAGTACAAGTTTTCTTCCGCATAGCGTTGAAGAGAAAGCTAGGATTGCTGCAGCAAATGTATCTAAATTTGTAAAGGGGTTAATGGACTAATGGAAAAATTTAAACCGTGTAAAGGATGTCCTACACCAGCAAACTGTGGTGCTGTAGGCAAGTGTCAAAACAAAGGCAAGTAAATGGCTAGACAACTAACAGAACGGCAACAGAAGTTTCTGGATGTCTTGTTTGATGAAGCTGGTGGTGACATGGTTGCTGCCAAGAAACTGGCGGGGTATGCTGACACTTCTAGCACTGGCGAAATTATCAAAGGTCTTAAAGAAGAGATTCTTGAAGCAACACAAATGTACATGGCTCGTAATGCGCCGAAAGCTGCGATGGCGATGACACATGCATTGTATGACCCGACTGAACTGGGTATTCGTGATAAGATGTCTGCAGCTAAAGAACTGCTTGACCGTGTAGGTTTGGTGAAGACAGAAAAGATGCAGGTAGAAGCAAGTGGTGGCGTCATGCTTATGCCACCTAAAGCTGTAATAGAAGAAGACGATGACTAGAAAAGAATTTACTTTTACATACGGTATTATTGCTTTAGCTACTTTTTTAATTACTATTCAAGGATTACTATAGTGTCGGATAAAAAAACAGTATCTCGTAGAAGTTTTTTAAAAGGTTTAGGTGCAACAGCAGCAGTCGCTACTACAGGTGTTCCTATAAAAACAGGACCAGACAAATTAACTACAATGTCTAATGCGGTTAAATCTCTTTCAAATAAAAGTGTAATGTTACGAAATCAACTAACTGCTTTAGACTTAAAGTCTAGCCGTGGTTTTGCTGGCGGCTATTCTGCATTTTTAGCAGATATGGTAAAAAACAAAGAAATAACAAAAGCGTTTGCTGATAAAGCCCGTAAAGCCTTTAGCAATTCAGAGGAAAGAAAAAATTTAAGACTTGAAACACAAAAACAGTCAGAAAAAATAAGAGAGGAAAAAAATAAAAAATTATCTTCTCTTAGAGATTATGCAACTAAAAATCATCCAAGTGTTTTTATTATGGGTTCTGGCGATATACAGAAATTAAAAGAAGGACAAAAATTAGAAGGTTATAGAAGTGGCACGGGTGTCCCTATGATATCAACCCCAGAGGGTCGGAGTAAAAAGAAAAATACAAAAACACCAACAAAAGTTAAAGGCGGTGGTGGCTCACGTGGTGCAGATGGTATTATTCGTGGATTAGGTAGTGACTTTGATGCGTTGTTTACAAGAAATCGTTTTGGTAATACAGACTATAGAAAAGGCGGCTTGTTCCGCAAAAACAAATGACACGCAGTATAGGCAAGTGGAAGCTACCACAGCCAACAGACATCAAAGAAGAAAATGAATGGATACCTATTCCACGTATTGCACGTACAGTACCATTCGGATATAAGCAGGATGATGAAGACCCCGACATTCTTCAACCTATACCAATTGAATTGGATTTGCTAGAGAAAGCTAGACAGCACGTAAATCAGTACAGCTACCGTGAAGTAGCTAATTGGCTGAGTACACAGACTGGCAGATACATCTCGCATGTAGGTTTGAGGAAACGGTTAAACAATGAGCGAAGACGTAAGAATCAAGCTGCAAGCCTCCGCAAGTGGGCAGAATATGCGAAAACGGCAATCGCCAAAGCGGAAGAAATCAGTAGCCAAAGAACAGGCTCCAAAGCAAACAGCTAAGATTGAAGAAGTTTCATATAAAACACAGAGCATAGAAGAACATGCTAATGTGTTGTTTAAGCCA